GGTCGGTTGGATCTACGGGTGGGTCGGTTGGATCTACGGGTGGGTCGGTTGGATCTACGGTTGGAACAACAATATTTAAAATAAATAGTGTTTTCTGGTCAAAGTCGTTTGTTTTAGCGCTATATGTTCCGACGGGAGCTGTTAGGGTTGGAAGATCGAATCCCACATTAGTCATATCCCAAATTTGTGTGGCAATAATTACACCATCCTGATTTCTTAAAGGGAAATTTAGTAATTCACCATCAGTATCATTTAATACCGAGATGCCATTAAAATCAGGAGAACATAAAAAGTGTATTTTTTGATTTTGTGTTACGTTAATTTTATGTGATGTGATATTATTATTATTATCGTCAACGGTTATTATATCACCAACAGATTCATCGAGATTATTTAATATTTTGTATTTTAAAAATAAACCACTACAAACGTCTGCTGTAGTATTGGTCGATTGGAAATATTCTTTATTATTATTATTGAGTATATATAAATTGATACTCAATAATAATACTATAATAATTAAAAATCCTATAAAAACTAATTTCATAATAGTATATATATATATATATAATATATATAACCACTACAATTATATATTTATAACCACTACAATTATACCATATTACTATTAATATCATATGGCTTTGTAAAATAATAATGCCCATCAACAAATTGACGGTTATCATATGGTTTATTGAATACCTTTTTTAACATACAACTATGATTTTCAGATAAGGTAACACTATCATCGTTTAATAATGTTTGGGTCAATAATTCATTATTTAATATGGTAGGCACATGTGCATTCATATTGTTAAATATTTTATTTTCAATATTTTCAATGCCAGTATTATTTGATGATAATTTATTACTATTATATTCTTTATTTAATAATACATTATCATTATTGGTGTTATCATTGGCGTTATCATTGGCGTTATTATTGGTGTTATCACCGACATTATCATTGACGTTATCACCGACGTTATCACCGACATTATCATTGGCGTTATCACCGACGTTATCACCGACATTATCATTGGCGTTATCACCGACGTTATAATTGACGTTATAATTGACGTTATTATTGGCGGTATTATTGGCGTTATTATTGGCGTTATTATTGGCGTTATTATTGGCGTTATTATTGGCGTTATTATTGGCGTTATTATTGGCGTTATCAGTAAATGAAACCTCTTGCGATTCATATTGGGTATAGCCCAACACATTATCGGAATCTGGTGATGTTGTTGTTGTATCATTATTATGCGATGTGTAGCTGTCTTCCTCTAATACTTCATCCATATCTTGTTCTGGTTCTGGTTCATAAGTGTCATCCTCATCGAAGACATCGTCCGTTTCGGGTTCTGTATCATAATCGGTATATTCTTCTAATGACAATTTGGTCATATTTAATTCAAATCGGTCGATAGTTCGACGAATATTATTTGTTTGATGAATCATATATACTATAAATACAATTATCACTAATAAAAATGCTATGAAAATATATTTATTATTGAAATTTAATTTCATCATTGTTATTAAAATAATATAATATTATTATTATATATTAATACTAATCTGTGATTGGCGGTATTTTATATTCCGTTGCGAGTGGAATAGATAGTCCCGTGTAGTGAACAAAAAAATTGAATTCATATTATTATTATGAAATTGACATTATAAGTAATTGAATTGAATCGAATACAATATCCAAAATATACAATGAATCAAACACCCAAAACTGATGTTGTCGTTGTTGATACCCCTAATGATATGTCTAACATATGTGGGTCATGCGATATGTGTCATGCCTATCTAAAATGTGGTCAGGAATATCTTGAAATAGATGATAGTATCTATCATAAAAGTAAACTAAATTTACAATATTGTGATGGGGTGTGTCTAAATAAAGCGAAACAGGAATATTCAATTGTAAACCGGTTTCAATTTATCGCAACTCACTCATCGGAATCTATCATGAACGATACTTCCATAGGACAATTTATGGAGTTTATGAAATTATATCCATGGGCAGTCGGTAAATCTCCTTATGAAATGATAGCCCACATTGACTCTCATGGACCAAATCTTATTGATTGTGATGACCAATTTATTAAGGATTGTTTTACCTATAAAATATTAAACCATTAACCCCATTAATACCATTAAAGTATTATATATATATATATCTTTTTTTTTATTTTAGTATATTAAATGTGTAAAATAAAAACGAGCATTATTTTAGTATTATTTATTATAATTATTGTTATACTATGGTTGAATATGAATCGGGATAGAAACCAAATATTGGAACCATATAAGCCTAATTACCATACTATTAATAATGTGGTTGATCATGTTTATGTAATAAATTTAGATATTGATAAGGATAAAATGAAACTCATATCACGTAAATTAAAAAAATTAAATATACAATTTACACGTTTTCCAGCGGTATATGGTAATAAAATCGCGCATAAATATAAATCCAAATTAGAACCTGGAACATTAGGATGTTTATTATCACATAAAGCGATTATTGAAGACGCAATCAAGAATAATTACAATAAAATATTGGTATTTGAAGATGATGTCATATTTGATAAAAAGTTTATTAAAAAATTCAACACTAAATATGTACATATACCATCAAATTATGATTTATTATATTTAGGATGTTCCCAAACATTAGATTATAATATATGGGATACTATGAAGATGTATGATAATTATTATATCCCACGGAAATCAAATGGGGCTGGGGCATTTGCGATTATTATTAATAAATCCATATTCGCCGATTTAGTAAAGCATGCGGCAAAAATGGATAAACCTTATGATACCCTAATAATTGATAATATATTACCACGTAAAAAAGTATTTTCATTGTATCCACATTTAATTACGGCAAAGGTTGATAAAATTTCTACTACGGATAATCTTACCCGCGATATGGATAAGTATCTAAAAAAAAATAAATTAGATAAAAAGAACTTTATATAAAACTATTTAAACATCTAAAGTGTAATATTATTAATTTATACACTATGTCCGACGACTTAGAATTGTATGAATCTTTTGAGGACATGGGTCTTAAGGAAAATATCCTGCGTGGGATCTTTTCATATGGTTATGAAAAGCCCAGTTATATTCAGCAAAAGGCCATTAAACCTTTTACTGAGGGTCATGATATTATAGCTCAGGCGCAATCTGGAACTGGTAAAACGGCGACATTTACGGTTGGGATGCTACAAAATTTAAATGTTGAATCTAATACTATGCAGGCGATTATTATCTCGCATACGCGAGAATTAGCTTTACAAATCCAAACTGTAATTCAACAGATTTCTAAATATATGAATATTAAGGTAAATTTATCGGTGGGAGGAACCCAAATTCGCGATAATATAGATGAACTCAATGCTATCCCACATGTAATTATTGGAACGCCGGGTCGCATTTTAGATATGTTGAATAAAAATTTTATTGATAGAAATACTATTAAGATGTTAATTTTGGATGAAGCGGACGAATTACTATCACGTATTTTTGTGAATCAAATCTATGATATTTTCCGTAGTTTACCCAATAATATTCAAGTTGGACTATTTAGCGCTACGATGACCCCTGATTTCTTTAAATTATCATCCAATTTTATGCGCGACCCTATTAAAGTTTTAATTAAAAATGAAGAATTAACCTTGGAAGGTATCAGTCAATATTATATCGATTTAGAAAAGAACGAGTTTAAATATGCTACATTATGCGATCTATATTCGTTGATTTCGGTATCTCAATCTATAATTTATTGTAATTCGCGACGGATTGTCGAAATATTAACTCGTAAATTAATGGAAGATGATTTTTCAGTATCGTCTATTCATGGTGATATGGCTCAAAAAGAACGTAACGTCATTATGGATGAATTTAGAAACGGGGTTAGTCGCGTATTGATTTCTACGGATCTTCTTTCACGTGGGATTGATATCCAACAAGTGTCCATTGTTATTAATTACGATATTCCACAATCAGTGGAAAATTATATCCATCGCATTGGCCGAAGTGGACGTTTTGGTAGAAAGGGATTGGCTATTAATTTCGTAACCAGTTATGATAAAAATAAAATTACTGAATTGGAACAATATTATTCGACTGAAATCCCAGCATTGCCAGATTTGGATAAATTGAATATTTGTTAATATTCATTGATTCATTTATTCATTTATTCATTTATTTATTTATTCATTTATTTATTTATTCATTTATTTATTTATTTAGAACTATGTATCATATTGATATATTATGTACGTTAGGTGTATATAATATAATAATATTGTATTCTAAGTAAGATGTCTCACACTTCTGATCGTGGCATTGATTATGAAATAGAACAATTTTGGTTACAATTTAAATGTAGTATTATTAATTTTTACGAGAAGAATAATAATTTACTAACACGACCTATTAATAAATGGAGCAATCATCTAAATATTTTACAATCAAAAAATGATTATAGTAGCATAGAACGCTATATACTAAAATATATTTCATTGTATGCGATTGATTTGATGCGTATCCATGATAATTATAGTATTAATATTCTTGTAACTAATATTAAACGGTGGGATAAAATTAGTTTAAAATATAAAATATTTTCGGATAAAGATAAGGCTTGTAATTTAATATTTGTATTGCTCGATATCTATAATCTATTGATGGTCAAGGATAAATTAGACGAAACGTTATACGATGATATTGAATTATTCTATTTTTTTCACGATTTCCGAACATTAATAGAATACGCTCGTGATCAAAAAACACCTTCCATTTTAGATAAATTGATAAATTACGATAAAGATATATTCAGTCAGATAATAGAAGTCTATAATTTAAATAATAATATTATTAAATCACCTATTTCTGGAAGAAAACTATTTAAACTAATTAATATACATTAAGTATTAATTTAATGTATTTGGGTTGGGACGTTGGCGTAAAAAATTTAGCATATTGTCTAATGGACAAAAATCATAAGATAATAGAATGGGATATTATTGATCTTTCTAATAAAAAAGAATATTATTGTGGTAGTAATAATAAAAATGGTAAGCATTGTTCATGTAAAGCCCAATTTATTGCCCCAGAAACCCATCAATTATTTTGTAAACGCCATTCAAAAGAATGCATTGGAATAAAACCGTTATTCGAATGCTTTAAATGTAATAAAAAAGCAAAAAAAATTAATCTTATAGAGACAAATTTTTATTGTTGTAAACATGCTCCTGATGATGAAATATGCGAAGATGTTATGACAAATAAAAATGTAGCAAAAACCTCACTAAATAAAATAGGAAATATTCTTGTTGATAAATTGGACGCGATTCCTATATTATTAACAGCGACCGACATTTCTATAGAAAACCAACCATGTTTAAAAAACCCTACCATGAAAAGTATTCAAATTATGTTATATACGTATTTTCTAATTCGCCTAAAACATAAAAAAATCACATTAACGATGGTGTCTGCCCAAAATAAATTAAAATTTAATATTGAAACAGATAAATCCAAGGAAATCTCTAAAATAACGAATCGGTATCAGCGCAATAAGAAAATGGCGGTTGAATTTTGTCGATATTTTGTTAACGATAATTGGCTGGACTATTTTGAAAAAAATAGTAAGAAAGATGATTTGGCGGATTCCTATCTAATGACACGCTACAGAACAACTATTTAATATCCATAATATATGGATATATTGGCCACACTTTATATACTTAAGGAATACTGCGTTAGTATAAATTAAATAGTTTCTTGACAAGTTATAATATGGATAGTATAAATATAAATACTGATACTGATACACGCAATTTATCTTTTTCGGATAATATAAATAAATCGACCGCCCCGATTAATATAATTAAAGATGATGGTCATAATATTGGCGCTGAATTATTGATGAATCCCAATAAGATTAGTGGGGGTGATAAAACCAGTCCAGTATCCCTAAAACCACTTGAAAATACAGTAGAATTAAATATAGATAATTTTAATATCTCAAAAGATAATGAAATTGATTTAAATAGTTTACTTGCCACCAACGATTCCTTAAAAATGACCGACATGAAATTCGACGAAGTAACATTAGATGATAATGTATTTAAAATACCGGATGAAAACCGGAATGTTACCATATCCTCCTCCCCATCATATAATAATAGTGATAACCATGTGAAAATGGAACCGATAAACGACAATGTATTCAATACATTACCTACAGAATTTAGTTCATCATCCACATCGTATGAAGATCGTAAAAAAGAAAAGTTTGATTTATTATGTAATTTAGAACGTTTAGAAAAAAAAGGTATTCGTCTATCCAAAACTTTCACAATGGATTCCGAGTATGAAGAAATGAAACGTGAATTTGAAAGAATAAATAATGGTCGTGAAATTGATCGTAGTGTCCGGTTTCAACGTAAAATGTTGGTGGCATGTGTTACGGCAATTGAATTCTTGAATAATAAATTTGATCCCGCTGACGTTAAATTGGAGGGTTGGTCGGAAAGTGTCCATGAAAATTTAGATGATTATGATGATATATTCGAAGAATTACATGCGAAATATAAATCAAAGGCATCTCTACCCCCTGAAATGCGATTATTATTAATGTTGGGTGGAAGTGGATTTATGTTTCATTTAACTCAGACATTATTTAAATCGTCATTGCCTGGTGTTGGTGATATAATGAAACAAAATCCCGATTTAATGAGACAATTCGCGAGTGCGGCGGCCAGTAGTATGAAAACCACCGAACCGGGATTAGGCAATCTGATGGGTGATCTAATGGGTGGTGGTGGACAACCCAATGAACGCAATAATAATAATAATAATAACAATAATACACGCAATTATACACAGCGACCGGAAATGCGTGGTCCCCCAAATCTTGACGATATATTAAATAATGTTAATAGTGGCAATAATAATAATAATAATATCAATATCGATGCGGCTTCTAATTATAGTGAAAGTGATATTGATAATGTTCGTGGTGTAGAAATTAGACGTCGCAATAATAAAAAGAATAAAAGGGAAATCACTTTAGATTTATAGATTTATCGGTAATTACCATTAATTATTTTTTACCGGAGTTTGTTGTAATTCATACAATTCTTTTAATTTTGTAGCTTTAGTATAATCGTCGAGACTAATTTGTTTGAATAATTTTTTTTTTTTTTCATAACTGTATATTTGG